TAGTGGGCCTGACATAGTAACTCCCTAAGAAAATGCTAATTGCGGTGCGCCTAATAGAATACGGCCTGTTCCAGTAATAACATAAGGAACAATATCTGTTGTGTCTGCCGCAGTAGATAGCGTCAATCCAGCAGCACCGGCTGTCTCATAGTCAGTGCCAAGTGAAACTGTATAGCCACCAGTGCTGTCTTGGATAAACGTGATGAAGCCAGACTGACCCAATGTCTCTGTAGTAGGATTAACTAAAGTCACATCGTCTATTAGCGTCAGGACAAAGTTGTGGTGCGTGGCACAGTCTAGCGTAATGTTGCCGGTAGCAGCACCAACAGCCGGAATAGACCGCACATCCGTAGAACCAATAACAGCCCCGCTAAAAGAACCGCCAATCAAAGGCATTGCATCAGACCCATTAAACAGTCTGTATACTGTAACGACTACAGTGTCGCTGGCTGTTAGCGCAGTAAGGCCATCAATAGTGTTAGCTGTGCTGGTGTTGTAATCTGTACCAGCTACCAGCAAGCTGCCATTGAGATGCACAGTCAGGTTTGTGCCAGACGTAAACAACAGCGGATTTCCAGAGTTATCAACCCCAGAAATACTAGTCTCACCGCCAGCAGCCGTATAGGTGTAGACGCTATTGTTAGCAAAATCTGCGTCAATACCAATGTACCGCATCAGGATATCTCCATCACACTCAATGTAGCGTCAATCTTTGCAGATGTGTTACAGTCAATTTTAATTACATCGCCTTCTTGTAAAACGTATTTGTTACCAGACATTGTCTCTAGTGACGATCCAACCAAAATAGGAACGTCCTTAACAACGCTAACTGTCTCGTTGGTTTCAGTGTCTACAGTAGTAGAAACAATTTGAACGGTTGCTGTCACCAAAGTCGTATGAATGTTTGCTAAAGTTAAGCCAACAACAATTGCCGTTGTTGATGCCGGAACAGTGTATAGAGTATCAGGCGTACCAGAACTGGCTGGCATAGCCCCATTAGTCTTAAGTTTAAAAGTATTAGCCATTTTACTATCCTAGTGCTATTGCCAATTTAGTTGCCGAATCTTCTATCAACACAGTTTGAATTGTAGAAACATCAATAAACAATGTGTAATACGATGAGTTAACATTGCTAGTTAAAGGCAATACGCCAGCAGATGTGTGAACAGTGTTGATAATATAAATGTTGTTGTCTGTCGTATCTGTAACTGTGTCACCGTTTGAATAAGAAACACCGGCAGACCATGCGCCTTTATAGTTACCAGCATTAGTCGTAACAACTGGCGCACCATTTGTATCAAAAGATAAGAACTTACCAACTCTGTCAGCAGCCTTTGGCAAAACTAAAGAAATAGGCAATGAGGCATCTGATTCTGTAAGGCGAATTGTACGACTTAACTGAGTCTCAAGCTCCTGTTTAATTGCAAAGATCTTATCAAGCTCTGTGTTCAAAGCGTTGATATTAAACGGACCCGCTGTTGGGAAATCAGTAGTTCGTTCAATAGGTATGTCTCTAAATACAGTATAAGTAGTATCTGTGGCAGCATCAGTGTCATGCAAAGTAACATTTCCACCAGAAAAACCATCGTCAACAGCAGTTCCAGTAACAGTAAAAGTACCTGTTCCAGTTCCCCTGCTCAAAGCTGTATCAAAACCTGAGGCCGTTGTTTTAATTACTTTAATGTCGCTAACATTAAAAAACGGAAAATCAATAGTAAGCTCCGTAGCCGCAGGACTAGGATCATTATCTATTCCGTTGATAGCCTGAGTGTATTGAACTCTAGCATCATTATCTGCAATTGATATAGTAGCCATAATACCCCCTTATACAGTCTTGGCTTATCATAGTGAATTCACATAGTTATTGACCATACGCCCAATCAAAAAACGGATCCGCTACTGGATGATTACTAAATGGAGTAAGAAATCTTAAACTATCAGCTGTCTTCTGATCTGCTTGACCAGTTATAACATCTGTCATAATGCCAGCAGCATTGCTAAGATTGCCAACAGTAGGACCAAGAACAGCATTAAGTTTAGCACCAGTAGGCATAGGATACTTTTTCTGATCTGTTAAAGCAGGGCGCATACCAAGACGGTTGTTGCTTAACTTCTCAACAGCATTATTTACGTCCATAAAGTAACCAGTAATCCCACTACGATCTATTGCATTGATAAGTTTCTCATCAAATGTTTCTTTTCTATCAATGCCGTATTGTTTACGCTTAAGCTCGTTAACCATTGCTCCAAGACCAACAAGCAAAAATGCCCCTTGCCAAAAAGCACCATCACGCTCTTGCAAGCCGGATGTAAGCATACGAACATTAGCTGCCTGACCAAATGATTTAAATTGAGTAATCATTGATCCAAACTCTGTTGATGTCCACAAAGCTCTATCACCAGCCCCAGGAGTAATGATTATACGCTCTACATTTTGATTTAGTGCATTCCGAAACGTAAGACGCATTGTAGCATCCGTCCAAGCATCAGTGTTTGGCATCCACTCGCCATCAACTTGCTCACCATGCCTGCTAATTTGCTGCTGCATACGCATATGAGCTTGCTGATCTATACCGTTCTTTAAAAACTTTTCTTTATCTGCTCTGCTTAATCTTGCCCAAGGCTTCATTATGCCTTCAGTCATACGAAGCATTGTTACGTTACCAGCAAACTCCTTTAACGTCTGATTCCATATATTCAAACCGTTAAGCAAAAACATAACGCCAGTGCTTGCATTTAATACACGCTCAACTGCAAACCTGTTTCCAAAAACATCACCAAGATCAGCAAAAGCATGCGCTCTTAATCCAAGAACAGCATCAGCTGCAACAGCTGACTTTCTTAACTCGCTCTTTGATAATCTGGAAATTTGAGAGGATTGCCTAGCAAACTGAACTTTAAGCCCTTTGCCGTAAGCGTTTTCAAATCCCTCAACCATTACGACTCTTGCAACGTCAGGAATTGACGAAACCATAGCACCGCCCATTCCAACAAGAACATTAAATGATTTCATTGTCCTTACAAAACGACTGCTCATTGCATGTGGATCTTTAGAAGCACCATATGTTCCACGAAGCCTGTCACGAAGACCACGAACATCACGAAGGTCATCTTGTAATTGCTTCCTAAGAGCCTGTTTTTCAGAAACATCAACAGCGTCATCAATCAACCTACTATACTCAGTAGTAATATCATCAATGACAGTTTTCATCTCTATATCACCAAAACGTCTGGCAATCTCAATGTCCATGCCCATTGTACGAGTATGATGACGCAGCAGCACCTCGATGTCGCTCTCAAGAAACTCCTCAATAAGCTCATCAGGTATTTCAAATGTACGCATTTTTGAACTTGCTGGTGACAAAAGCTCATCAAGATCACTAGTATTTACATCAAGATACGGCTTGCTTTTAGTAACAGAGTCAAAAATATCATCAGCAGCAGACTGTGCTTCTTCTCGACTAAGACCTTTGTTTTCAATAAGCCAAGCACGAACTATAGAAACAAATCTTTGAGGATCTTTCATAATGCGGTCAACACGATAAAGCCTTGGCAAATAACTTGCAGCTGTATTTACCGTGACTCCTTGGCTTTGGACTTGATTTAGCTTTGAGGTAAGACGCCTTACCATAGCAGTGTCGCCAGAAGCTCTTGCCTTATCAATAGCTTTTTGAATCTGAGCCTGAAACAAACCAACGTCTTCTGCTTCTTTTTTTATAAGATTAAACTGCTTTCTTGCAGCAGCAGCGGCCTGAGTGACAAAAGGAGATGCAGCATCACCAATTTCATCAATATCATTACGTCTCATGGCTTTACCAATACGAACTCTAAAATCAACTTCTGATAAATATCTAGGACCTCTAGAAAACTTATCTTTAAATTGAGAGCCAAGTATTTGAAATGATCTTACAATATCGCTATCACTTGCTACCTTCCCACGATAGCTAAGGTATGCTTCATCGCTTTTTCTAACAGCTTCCAGTAACTCAGATAAATAGCGGGTTCTAAAAGTAGTCTCAACTGATTGAGACATGGCAAGCTCTTCGTCAACACGTTTGGTCATAATACCGCCCATGTCCACCATTTCACCAGCAAGACCCCGAACTATCGGATTGTTGCTTTTAAGCATACGAAACACAGGATTCCATCCGAGCTTCTCTAGCTTAACGCCTGTTTCTTTAGCAGCATCACGCTCTAAAGTAGAGTATGCAGTCTGCCTTGCTCTTTCAGGACTAACAGAAGCACCAGCTGATTCATAAACATCTTCTGTATATTTCGCTTCATAAGCAGCCTCTCTAGCTGCCCTTCTTTTAGAAACAGACTGACCAACAAACTTACCAAAAGCTGCGTTTGCAGTACCGCCAATAAGAGATGCCAAGCTTATAGCCATTACGCTATCAGTAATGGTTCTATCTTCCCTGGCAGCATTAAGAACCATTTGCTCAGGTGCTACAGCCGCAGCACTAAAAGCAGCACCTCCAATAAATCTCTTAGGCAAAGAACTTGCTTGCATATATCTAAGAGGAGCCATTGGAGCAAGGGTAGAAGGGGCAAGCAAAGCAGAAGTTACACTTGCTACACCAGAATCAGATGAGGACAATATGTCTTGATCGTAACGCTCTTTTTTAAGATTATCTACAATGACATCAATTTGCTTTGAGTTCTTGGCGTGCATAGCTCTCCAACGAAGCTCTGGCATTTGCTCAACTCTTGGATCCATTGCTGGGTCAAAGTCTGGATCTTCATCATCGTCAAGAGCAAGCTCCATAATATAGTCACGCAAAGCCACAACAGGATTATACTGACGCATTGCTGCTGCCCATATCTGAGAAGAGTTGTCAGTAAAGTATAATGGACTAGCATCACCAAACTCATTAGTTCTAAGAGTTTTAGCAATAGGACCAGCTTCTTCAATATCACGGCGTATAATATCGGATATGTTAGCCGGATCATATGTAGTTCGTGGCTTTTCTTCTGGTATAATTCCTTCTGCACTTAAAGGAATATCAGGCTCCGGTGAAAGCTTTATAGCTGGCTCTTTTCCCATCCACCAGTCAGGAACTTCTATCTTGTCATATGGGCTTTTAACTTTTGTCTCAGCAGTGGTGGGGTCTTTTGATACACCCCTCGCTTCTTGCGTTTGCTGCTGAACTTTAGATATTAACTCATCATCAGTAAGCTGTCTCGATGGAGCATCAGCCGGAGCAGTCACAGCTAAAGTGTCATCAAGTCTTTTTTTTTGAAAGTACTCAGCTTCTTTATTCCTTCTTGTAGAATATCTGTCACCAAAATTACGAAGGTTTGCTACAGCACCATCCCAATCATCTGTAGTTACTTGTTCCCAAAAGTTAGGAGCTTTTGAAGCCAAGTCACCATATTGAAATGCAACAGATGCTATTGTTGTAGCTTTGCCCATAGGCAACTCAGAAAACGACTGTCCTGTTTTTGACTCCCAGCTAGAACTAAGCCTTTCAACAGCGTCTTTCTTTGAAAACTCATCAATAGTTCTGGCTTGTGAATCATCAACAATCAAATCATTAGCGAGATCAGATGCCGCTGCACCCTTGATACCAAGATACGGTGTTAGGA